CTATTACTCATTGCTTCTGGCATTGCGTACATGATAGGTAAGTCTCACTCTGAACGACAGACTACTGAAGTTATTGATACTACGATCACTATCTTAATTGAGAAAGGTTTTCTCATGACAAAGATTGAGGATGGTGAAGAAGTAGTAGTTCGTGTAAACGAACAGTAACATTAATATCACACTCTCTAAAAAAATAAATTTAACTGTGTACAAATCCGTTTAAACGTGATAGAATAATATTATGAAGGAGAAATACTATGGTTAAGATTCGTAAAAAGAGAAAGCCTATGACGCCTGAACAGCGTGCAGCGGCAGGTGAAAGACTAGCAAAGGCTAGAGCACAGCGACAAGCAGCTAATCCACCTCAATACAAATACATACATGAAAGTGTATTGACAAGAGGTGAAGACGATCCTTTCTACTTTAGAAAAGTACAAGGCTGGATTAAGACTCAGCGTGAAGAATTATCTTCTGCTCGTAAAGATCTTCGTCAAAAAGCAAAAGGTTCAGAAGCACGTGTTGCTAGTCATCAAGCTTATATTAGAAACCTTGAAAGATACTTACGTGATGGTGATTACATTGATGACTACTATGGTGAGTATCAACAGAATAGAATTAAATGGCGTAGCGTAGTTCCAGCTTATGACGCCGACGGAAATGCTAAACGTACTCATGGAGTATTTTACTCAGACATCGGAACAGTTTGGGATGACCTAACGATGGGAGACCTATGACCGAAGATTTTTTATCTAAATCTAAATTTAGCAAGATGATCGAGGAGGCTGTTGTACAGAAAAAGCTATCCTATATGGATGCTATCCTCGACATCTGCGAAAAGAACAACATCGAACCAGAAGACGTTCGAAAGTTTGTGAGCCCTATTATAAAGGGCAAACTTGAGGCTGAGGCAATGTCTCTTAATTTATTGCCTAAAACAAATTCACTGGATGATAGCTTTTTTGAATAAATACTATGTACATTATGAATTATCCAGTGTACAATATTTCAGTAACATTTCAGTAATACGGAGTAACATATGAGTTTTGCAAACTTAAAACGCAATCGCGATCAAATATCAAATCTACTACAGGCTGCGGAAGCGGTAGGTGGTAGCACAGAAAAGAAATCCTATACAGACGAAAGAATGTGGAAACCAACAGTTGATAAAGCTGGCAATGGTTATGCAGTCATTCGTTTCTTACCAGCAGGTGAAGGACAAGATGTACCGTGGGCCAGATATTGGGACCATGGTTTCAAAGGTCCACAAGGCCAATGGTATATTGAGAAGTCATTAACATCTATTGGTCAAGCAGATCCAGTCGGTGAGATGAACTCACTGTTATGGAACTCAGGTATCGAAGCAGACAAAGATAAAGCACGTACGCAGAAGCGTCGTCTTCATTATGTCTCAAACATTCTTGTTGTATCTGATCCAGGTAATCCTGCCAACGAAGGCAAGATCTTCATGTATCAGTATGGTAAGAAAATATTCGATAAGATTATGGATATGATGCAGCCACAATTCCAAGATGAAGAACCGGTAAATCCGTTCGACATGTGGGAAGGTGCTAACTTTAAACTGAAGATTCGTCAGGTTGAAGGTTATCGTAACTATGATAAATCTGAATTTGCATCGCTAAGTGCATTAGCAGATAACGATGAGAAATTAGAATCATTGTATAATCAAATGCACGATCTATCCGAGTGGACTGATCCAAAGAACTACAAGACATACGACGAACTAAAGACTAAGTTGAATAGTATTCTTGGAATGTCTGCACCTCAAACGGTTGCCGCAGCAGTATCTCTAGACGAGGTTGCACGACCAGTTGAACCAGCAGCTGTTCTTAATCCTCATATTCCACAGGAGCCGGTAACTGCTGAGCAGGTATCGGAAGAAGGCGAAGAAGACACTATGAGCTATTTCGCTAGGTTAGCAAACGCTGACTAAATAAAACCAGGCATTGCCTGACCCATATAAGTATTTGAGTATGGGTCAGCAACCCTTCCTGTATTAGGATTTAAATTAGTCGTATTTACAGTCGTGCCGCCCGCATTGTTTTGATTTATCATCACAGCAGCTTTTTCCATTTTGTCTTTCTGCTCCTGAAGTCTCATTTTTTCTCTATTGATTCGGTCTAATTCTAAAGATGTATTACTTTTTGCTTCACGAGTTAATTGATCAGCAAAGATATTACTAGCTGCAACATCTGCTTTAGCTGCATTCAATCTCTTATCTGAAACTAAATATCCAAGACCAGGAGTATCTTTAAGATTTTGTAAAGCAGCAAGTTTTAATTGCGCCGGTATTGATGCAATAAATCCAGCAAATGATGCAATCCTTTCTAAAAACTTACCTTTAGTCTCTACCCATTTTTCTTCTAATAATAGACCTAATTCTTTTGGCTTAAACATAAACCATAAAGCTACATTTGTTAAAGCTTCCATAATTTTAGATTTTATATTAGTCCATGTATCTATTAAGCCATCTTTTATTTCACCTATCTTATTAGGTAGAGTTACAGTAAGTGGTGTTAATAATTCTGAAACTTTATTTTTGACATTTGTAGTCATAGTAGTCCATGTATCTGATACCCATGTTGTCATATTGTTCCATGCATCTGATATACTTTGTTTTATATTTGCAATTGTAGTCTTTACATAACCAGTTTCACCTGTAAAGAAATTTACCATTGCAGCCCATGTATTTTTAATACCTTGTTGAAATTCTCTCCACTTAGTAATCATATTAATTAACAACGAGTCTATAATTTTACCGGCGCTTTTTAGAAAAGATCCTCCCTCTCCAAAGTCTACTCCAAACATTTCTAATATATTAGTGATAGCATTATCGAAGAAATTTTTAATACCATTGAATAATGTAGTCCCTATAGTAGAAATACCTGCTTTCCAATCACCTTTCAATAATAGATCTACACCTTCTAATACACCAGAAATAGTATCTGTAATTATCTTAAGGTTTCCTAAGACCCAGTCTTGTATCTGAGTTTTAAAATTACTAAACCATTTACTAATAGATTCGAATGTAGTTTTTACACCTTCATTAGCTAAAATCCCATCTATAGATGCTTTGATACTATTAAAGAGCGGTACGATTTGATCTTTCCAAGTTGTCTTAATAGATTCTATAGTTTTGTTAAATGTAGGATTATCTGCTATATCTTTGAATAAAACATACATACCTGTAAAGAGTAATCCTATAGGACCACCTTTTATTAATAGCTTACCTAAAAACTTTAATGGTGATAATAGAACACTAATGCCAGACATTATAGGTGCTAACAGCATACCTAATCCTCTGGCCGCAGGATTTATACCACTTAACTCACCTATACCTCTGACAGCCATTCGGCCTGCACCCATAACTTTCCCACCACGGCTTTTGCCTTCTCTACCAGATTCTAATTTATCCTTTTTAGCTAATGCCGCAACTTTAGATTGATCTTTGATAAATGTATTAAGACTCGAACCTTGGTGTGCTATGAGTAGATTAGTAGTCTTTAAAACGTCTACTACATCTTTTAAAGAGCCTGATTTTTGTGGTTGTGGTGATGTTTTAACCATTTTGCTGCCTTTGCATTTCTTCTTTTTGTTCTCTTATATGTTCGGCTAACATGCTAACGTACACATCTTTTTCCCATGGTATCATTCCGTCTATCTCACTCAACGAATACTTATGATGCTGCATCAGTTGAAATACCGTGTTGTAATAATCTAACAGGCTTGTGTGAGATAGACACACTAGAAAAAAGATTGCATTCCTTTCAATTCTATTTTATTATGATGCCCACATGAGCAATCAAATTCTACATCATGTTTCATGGCAGGAATTGTTTCTACAAACTCCCTAACCTTTTCAAATTGTTCTGTATTCATACTCTCTATAAATTCGTCTACTTCTTTGACAGATTCATCTTTTAAACTTATAATGTTGTCTTCAGTCTTTATAGTCTTTAGACAATGTCTGATCATTGCGAATGTAGCCGCAGCTGTTTCACCTGATTGAATATGTTCGTCATTCTTTAATTCGTAATATGACGGATGCCTCATTTCAAGTTGCATACCAGGTTGTAGTTCGATCAATGGATCTACATCATCTCCAACTACTTTAATATCATCAAGTGGTATCACAACCTCGTTATCTGTTTCACACGTCTCACACTTTAGTTTAACTCTTGTTGATTCACCTACTGATTTACCACGTATCTTTGTAAACAAATATTCAATATCATACGTTGTTAGTTGTTTAATATTGATATCATCCATAATACATGCTGCAATAGTATCTAGTATTGCTCCGAGTACCTGATCTTCCTCATCAGATTCCATTGCTAATAATAAAACTTTTTCTTCTTTAACTAAGAACGGTCTGAACTTAACCGTTTTCTTCATCGATGGTATATCTACGCTGTACTTTGGCGTATCATTCAGTTTTGGCAATGCCATAATATAACCTCATTAATTTATAATATTATTAAACGTATTTATTAGTGTCCCTAATAATCTTAAATTTCGTGAACTAGGATCATTATAGAACCTAGAGCTTTTCCAATTATCGTATTCGAATTCCATTGTTAATTCAACTAATCCACCATCATTCGATAAAGCTATATCAACCATCGAAGTTGGGAATGCATTTAAAAGAGTGCATTCATATACAACATTAGCGCTCTTGAATAAATCAATATCAAGTCTAAAAGGACCGAATTGTAAGTCTGTATCAAGTCCAACGCCTTTCTTTAATTGAACTATTTGCATGTCACGTGCATATGTATTTTTGTATGCAGGTGAAAAATTATTATTATTGACAATTTTATTTTGCCATAGTTCAAAATATTCTTTGACACCGTAATCATTCAGAACTTGAAACGTCATGCTTACGGGTCCAGCTGCAAATCCATATGCAACTTTAGTTTGCTTAACACCGATAGTTCTATCACTTGTTAAGATCTGTCTACCAGGCAGACTAATAGTCTTACAAAGAATATTTAAATCTCTTGTATTATAGAAACCAATATCAGGAAGTTTAACTAAAAACTGACTTGACTGTGCAAAACCACCCTTACGTGATGCTAATGCTTTAATTTCATTTATACTAGCCATTTCTTATTTTGCTCCTTGAATCCTGATATACTTTACCGACGCCAGCACCTCTCCATTGTGCAGCCGGTAGAAACGTAGCAATTTCCCATTCTGGTTTATCGATATATGCAAACTTACTTCTCACTTGTGATGTTAGGTATCTGTGAATAGTTGGTCTATAATATTTTGCTGGTAAACCATCACTACCCATCAATCCATTAAGTGCCTTAGCTCTTAACGGTGGAGGTAGATAATGTAGATTCATACCATAGAAGCCGCCTTCAGCCAGCGATGTTATGACTACAAGTGGGAACGCATCAAAGTATGGTAGCTTTTCTCTGTGCTTTGCATTGTAATAGAACATATACATGTTACCTAATGGATTACGTAACGAAGCCTGCATCTTTACTTGCTCTTGATTAAAGATTGTACCACCAGTTACTTTACCTAACTGACTTGCTTTTTGTTTAAACCATGCAATAGATTCTTTTGTCCGCGGAGTTATACCTGCACGGAACGCTGCAATCTCTAGATCTGAAAATAAGTTAGCTGCCATACATCTATTTATACAGGTTTTTTACGTGTATATGGTTTAAGTGGTTTACTAGACTTTGGCATGATACCCATCTTTTCAAGAGTATGTTCAGTCCATATGTGAAAAGTGTATCCACGATCTTTTGCAAATCGACTTGCGGCTTTCCACTTGTTCTGATTCTTTACGTATGTCAGACCTTCATTAATATATCTCTTTGTCTTCCTACCCGGGTATTTAGGAGGTACAGTCTGATTTGATGGTTTAATCTCTACAAGTATTGTTTGTCCTGATTTAAATGTTATCTTGAGGTCCATGAAGTATCGATGATATTTCTTATCTACTTCATAAAGGTATGGTATTATAGTCTCTTCGCTAGACCATGACTTTACATCAGCATTGTCATCACACCATTTAAAACAATATTTTTCCCACATTGATCTAAATACTATATTAGTGAAGTCGCCTTTATACTTCTTAGGATTTTTAGGTTTGAATTTTCCAGAGTATGCCATAAAAATTGTTATAAATAGTGTAAATGTTTATTTATAGGTAAGATAATGCAGAAAACAAGGATTACACAGGGAGCAAAATATTGGTATGAGTTCCCGCCAAATGTTTCATTAGGCACTCTTAACGATACTAATTACAGAGCTTCACTACACTTTAGGCCAATGAAAGTAAATGGTTCTACGGTAAGTAGTTTCCTTGGCAATAAAGACTTTGCCGACATACTTGGAGGTGTTGGAGATTTTGCAAAAGATAAAATAGGTGGCATATTTTCTAAAGAAGATAAACAGGCAACTCCTAACTTATCACCTGATGGTCCTAATGCACCAACTAAAGCAAGAGGCTTAGAACCTATAATTAGAACAGATCAAGAGGATCTATTTGGTGATTTAGAAGATAGACATGTATCTTTATTTCTACCTATGAACGTACAGCAAATGGAAAATGTATCTGTTGGTCCTGAGAATCTAGGGCCGATAGGCGGTGCAGTATCTGCTGCAATTGCCGGTGGATCTGGCAGTTTAGCAAGCATAGCATCTTCTGCAGTTGCTGGTGGTCTAGGCGGTATTGGTGATCTAATGAAAGGCAATGTGAGCGGTGAGTTTGGATCATTGCTCGCTAATCGATTAGTCAGTAAACTCAATACATCTGCTGGTCTAGGTGTGACTAATGCTACACGTATTCAAGTAAGTCCTAATACAAGATCAATCTTTAAACAGGTCAACATAAGGGAATGGTCATTTACATTTCAAATGATACCTACGAGTGAAGAAGAATCTATTGTGATAGAAAACATAATCGACTTCTTTAGAATGGAACAGTTACCAGTAGAGTTAGGTGCAGGTGGTGTTTCTATGGCGTATAGATTCCCTAACCTTATGACTATTGAGGCTAACTATACATCTGAAGAAGGTAATATCATACCAATCATTACAAGATTCTTGCCAGCATACTTACAATCTGTTGATGTAACATATAACACTACAGCTATGGCTTTCTATGAAAATGGTAAATACCATGATGCTACAATGTCTTTGAAGTTTATTGAGTACAGACCGCTTAATAAGCATGACATTATACACGAAAGAGATTATTTAAATAAGCAAACACCGTTAGCGCCTGACGATCTAATGAGGGATTTCTAATGCCACATTTTAAAAATTATCCTAAAGTATTATATAAATTTGGTAATGAAATCGATCCTGTTGTTACACAGAATCTTGGTACATATGTCGACATAATAGATCAAGTAAAAGATGATATTACAATATATTCTGACTACACGGTATTAGATGGTGATAGACCGGATATACTTTCTTATCGTATGTACGGTGATATACGATACTATTGGTTATTCTATTATGTAAATGACAATATTAAAGAAGAAGGATGGCCGCTAACAGCACAAGAAGTATTTGAACAGATGAAGAAATACTATCCGCATCAATACATTCGTACATACAATAATTGGTTTAAAAGTAATTTTAAGATCGGTAATAGAGCAACCGGAAAATCAAGCGGCGCATTTGGAGACATAGCACAAACATATCCTGATACAGGCCAAATAATTGTTAATACAATTGATGGAAAAGAGTTTCAGAAGTCAGAAGTTGTAGAAGCAGGTTTTGGTTTCTTTAATCCTGATACAATTGAAATTCAAAAAACAGGACCACAGTATGATGCAATACACCACTATGAGGATGCTACCGGCAGATATATAGATATTAACCCTCTTGCAGAACCTAGTGGAATTACACCTGTTACATTTTCTGATCGATTTATAATAGAGAATGAGAAGCGTAAAAGAATTAAAATTATAAAACCTGATGTAATAGGACAAATATATTCAGAATTTAACAAAGCGTTGAGATAATATGTCACAAATTTCCGCAGAAAGTGAATTTCAGTTTCAGAACGTTATATTGAGTGTACCCGAAAAAGGTATAGAAATTGATATAAGTCAGACTATAATTGAATTAACTTTATTTGAATCAGTAAATATACCTTATATTACAGGTAATATGGTTTGTGTTGATACAGAATTTGCATTTGAAGAACTAAGAATGGACGGTACTGAACGACTCGAGCTTGTTATCATGGCTCAAGAGTATGATTATACATTTCAGAAAAAATTTATTATTACACGTACAATCGGTAAAACTAAAATGGATGAAACCGGTTATGCATACAACTTTTATATTGCAGAAGAAATGTTCTTCATCGATGTATTAAAGAAACTATCTAATGCATATACAGGTACACCGAGCGAGATTATTAAAAATGTATTATCATCAGAGTTTGATAGAGAATTAGATTTAGTAGGCAAGACTTCTGCACAATCAGCATTTACCTACATATCACCTTACATATCTCCACTAGCCGTTATAGAAACAATTCGTAAGAGAGCATCTGATAGAAACGGATATCCATTCTTTGTATATGCCACACTCAAGGAAGATACTCTTAGAATGAAAAGCCTATCAGATATGATAGAGACAGACCCTATTAATTCAATACCGTTTACGTATAGTAACGCACAAAACTATAAACCTGATAGAAAAAAGCAGCTTACGAATATAGAGTTTATGCAAGATTTAGGTACTAATGATACTGTTGAAATGCTAATGAACGGTGTAGTACAGAATCAATATAACGTTTTAAACCTTAGTACAAATAAACGTAATAAAAATAATAGATTTAATATTACAGAAATATTAGATGCAAAAGATGACTCTATATACAATAAAGATTTAAAAATACAAGAAAAGACTTTAGATCAATATGATCCGAATGTTCTATATCGTATTGTAAATCATACTACAATGGACGAGTTAGGCTATCATGACGAGCAAGATCTTGAGATGCACATAAATAAAATGAAATCTAATGCACTAAACAAAGCACTTGATAAGAAGAAGATCAGTATAGTATTGCCAGGTGTCTTAAACTTCTATGAGGATACTGTCTTTATCGGAGAACAGATAATGATTAACTTACCTCGACCAGGTAATAATGATTTAGATAAAGTGACAAGCGGTCCTTATGTAGTACTAGAAATAAAGCATAAGTTTTCTGAAAATAAATATAGCCAAGCAATGACATGTAGTAAACTAACTAATAGTACAGATAAAACATTAGCTGTCGCACCTACAGGATATACTAGCTATGAATAAGTTTTATGGAGATACGTTAAGATGGTTTATTGGTATTGTAGAAAGCAATGCTGATCCATTACATGTAGGTCGGTGCAGAGTCAGAGTTTACGGTGTGCATAACGATGACGTTGATGCAGTGCCAGAGTCTGCGTTACCATGGGCGTCTTGTCTTGTACCAACAACAGAAGATGGTGTGAGCGGATTAGGCAGATCACCGAGTTTAAAGCCAGGTGCTATGGTATTTGGATTTTTTATGGATGGTCAATTATCTCAGCAGCCTGTAATCATGGGGTCTATACCACGTATAGAGGTAAGAACAGATCAAGCAGAAAATGATGCACCAGCACTTATTGCATCAGGCATACCGACCGAGAGAGATCCTAGAGATATACCACCCCGTGGCATTGACGGAACAACTCAGCCATTTATCGGTAATAGTAATACAGAAAAAGCATTTAACTTTCTAGTAGGTAACGGTTATTCAAAAATACAGTCAGCAGCCATATGTGGTAACTTTATCGTAGAATCAAATATGGATCCAGAGATTACATCTAAAGTACCAGGAGAAGCCTCATTCGGTATTGCTCAATGGAATCCTGCAGCCGGTAGATTACAGAGATTACAAGCATATGCAAATGATAGAGAACTAGACTATCGTAAATTAGAAACACAATTACAATTCTTTCATTATGAGTTTACTACAGAAGGTAATTACTATGGGTATAATACATTCATAGCTATGACTAATGTAGATAGAGCGACTACACATATATGCAATAAGTATGAAAAGCCTGGTACTCCACACCTTGATAGACGTATTGCAGCAGCTAAAAGAGTATTGGAGACTTATGGATGAGTGTTGATATTCGAGACATAAACCTAACGTTATTGACTGCATTTAAGAACTCTAACTTCGTTATAGTTGGAGAGAAAGCATTACAAGCTGCTAATACTACTAAATTGCAATCCGAGTCTTTATTAGAGAGCGATCAATCAATTAGCGGTATTAAAAGTATTTCTAATATTAATGTTGCTCCTTCTATTGCTAAGCTCGAGGATGTTATTCCAGCCACCAATGTACAAGATTCAGATGACAGTGATATTAATCTTATCACTGGCAAGCGGTCTCAATCAGGCCGATTAAATACTGTAATAGCATCAGGTACGCCACAAGCCGTAGGCCAATCACTTGCAACAGTAACTAACACAAATGCGAGTACATATAAAAATCAATTATCTACTATTGCAGTAGATGATGCAAAATCATCTGTTAAAGATATTGATAATATAATAGACAACGGAGTTGATAACCATATTGGTCTATCAACATCGATATCTAATTTTAATTCGTCATTCAATAATATTATCGGTTCGCCTACAGATTCATTACTAGCTAATTGTATTCTAAATATAAAAATTGGTTTATTCCCTATCATAGATGAAGTAGCACCTAATATATCAAAAAATGATAAGAACGTAGTCGTGAGATTATTATTGGCAGATAGAAAAAGAGAAGCAACTGAGTTATTAGAAAAGAACTCTGCTAAGTTTAATGCTACTCAAATAGAACAAAAAGTAAGTCAAGTAGATGTAAGTCAAAAAAGTATACTAGACGAAGCCACTGAACGTGCAGTAGGTAAAAAAACTACGCCAGACTATGATATAACTCAACAAGAAAAGTCGTGGGCAGGTAATGAAACACCTACAAATGGTAATGCATACACATTTGATATCGTAGGTTCGAAGGAAGAACTCATTACTGAGTTTAGAGAATCACCACGAGATATCACAGAGTTTGTTACACATTGGACTGGTACATTCACAAACCAGAACATAGGGGCGAAGGATGTTCATTCATGGCATCTTGATAGAAATTTTAGTGGATGTGGTTATCATTACGTTATCCAAAGAGATGGTAAGTTGCAGCGAGGCCGACCACTTAATATACAAGGTGCACACTCTAAGGCATATGGACACAATACATATTCTATAGGCGTTGCATTTGCAGGTGGGTTTAACTGTCCATCAGGCACAAAAAATCCAGATAAATTCTTATCATCAGATAGTTTCACAGAAGAACAATGGAATACGTATGCAATGTTTGTTGAATCATTCTATACCGTATGGCCGGCCGGACAGGCGTGGGGCCATAACGACACAACAGACCAAGGTAAAATAGATCCAGGCTTTGATGTACAACAATATGTGTATAATAAATTTAATAAAGAAAACATACACACAAACGGTAAAAAATCAGGATCGGCATTATCATCAGCTGGACTAGAAGCAGCGAGAACAAGAGTGACATGAGTACAGAAAACGACGATTATGTAGATCGAATCTTAAGATTCGGTAAGGGTCAAGCTGACACACAAGGTAAAAACGATGAAGCTTTTTCTGACCCAGCAGGTCAGTATCCGCGTAGAACAAACCATAATCAATCATCTATCAACAAAGCTGCAAGAGGCGGTGGTGGTAAACAGTTATCAGTAGGTGGATCTGTCAAGAATATAGATCTTGAAGTAGAACCTGCAGCATCGACACAATATGGAATGGCCGACATTCGAGAGACAGCGTCAGGCCATGTTATAGAGTTTAATGACACACCTGGCGGTGAACGAATAATGCTAAGGCACAAGACAGGTGCTGGCATCGAGGTAAGACCAGACGGTACGGTACTTGTAGTATCTACAAAGAATAAAGTAGAAGTATGCCACGGTAGTAACGAAGTCATTGTAGAAGGTGAAGCGCACTTAACATATAAAGGTAATTTAACTCTTGACGTAACAGGTGACTTTAACGTTAATTGTAGAGACTATAACATCCATGCTCGAGGCAATAAAACCGAACAGATTGATAACGATTCAAAGACGTCTGTATTTGGAAATCGTGGTAATTCAGTATCAGGTGCGTTTGTACAAAGCGTTGCGGGCAATACTACGAACCTTACTCTGGGTACACAGACTCTAGTAACAAAAGGTAATCTAGTAGTAGCTACCGAAGGGTCACAGGAAATAGTATCAGGTGGTCCAAGTATATTAACATCAGAAGAACAGATAAACATATCTTCACCTGACATTAATATTGCTGCAACTGATATATCTGTATTTGGTAATACAGGAACCATCGGTGGTAGTGGTGTTACTCATTACGGTAGTACATTTCATGGCAACCTACGAGGCACTGCATTAGCTGCTGCAAGACTTGGTTCTGCATCGGCAAGCTTTAACGAATTATCTATTTTTTCTTCGAACAATGATTTACTAAAAGAAGTAGGTGGTACTGTTAACATCGATCAACAATTTGGTACTGATGATAGCGCGGAGGCTAGTATAGGTTTTACAGCTACAGCTAATCCAACGTTAGCATTGACAAATTCTTATCTTGAAGTATCTGACCGTGGTGTACGTAAAGTTAAAGTTGATATTGATGACTATCTAAAGAATCAGTTATTAGTACGTAGCTATTCTACAGATGAAGTTAGATCGAAGATGAGAGAGAAAACTAACAGAGACTTTGGAGAGTTTACTGCATATCAAGTAGCATCTGGTGTAATAAACGCTAACTACGCTAATGTGATACCAGGTGAATATGGTAGAGTTGCCGTTACTTCTTCAGCTCAACCACAACGAGGTGTGAATCCATTAGGACAAGTTGCTGGCGTTGCAAAGGTACAAAAATATAAGACAGGTAAACGTAAAGTTAATTGGAATATAATACCAGAACTTAAATTTAAAAATAATATTCTTGGTACAGTGACAACTAATACTCTTATAAACCACAATACTTCTATAGGTAAATTCATAGGTACTGATGATCATGGTAAGTTTAATCTATTATCAAATCCTGCTAAACAACAAATTGCAAAAAACTATTTTATTATATCTGAGTTAATGAAGACTGTATCTAATAGCAATCACACACCTACAGAGTTCGAGAACTATTCATTGAAGGTTGTTGAAGGTTATTATAGTCCGGAGACATATGGTATCGGACCGCCAGGTAAGTTACAACAAGAGAAACTTTCAGATGGTGGTATACTTGACTTAAGAAATAAAGGCAGAGCTTTAGTATTCGAACTAAATGATCAGACCGGTAACATAGATTTAAATGCAACGTTTGATTTGGCAAAAGCATGGAGCGAAGTAGGTTATTTTGATATGCTTACACTTGACTATGACTCATATGATCCATTCGGTACATTGAATGCACAGATAATAATAGAGATACCAGATATAACTTCATTTACCGGCATAAGATTTAAGCGTGATGTACAGACACTCTACAATAATAACGTGCAATCTAATGATGCATTAGTCGAAATAAAGATATAAATAGATGAAAAAGGTATAACATGGCAAGACAACTATCGATAGAAGACGGAAACTTAGCTAGCTCGGTGCTTACATCGAGACAGAAGAGTTATTCCGATATAGACTTGCTGTTTGATAAAAAGCCTAGTGGAGATATCTACAAGAAGCAAGAAGCGGCTGCAGTAAAGCAAGCTGTAAAAAATATAGTTTCTACAAATCGATTTGAAAAACCATTCAATATGACGTTTGGTTCTAATATAACAGGCATGTTATTTGAGCTTGCTCATTCACAAATGGATAGATCTATAGAACAAGACATTAGATCTACGTTACATAAGTATGAGCCTCGTGCTAAGATAATGGATATTAACATTGTTAGTAATCCTGATGCATACACGTTACAAGTTAGACTTACATTTAGAGTAATGACGACCGGAGAAGTTATTGATTTAGAAACTACTATATCGAGGTTAAGGTAAATGGTTACTACAATTAGATCGACAGATTTAGATTTTACAACAATAAAAAATAATCTAAAACTTTCGTTAAAGAATAATACAGAGTTTGCAGACTATAACTATGAGGGTTCTGGTCTTTCTAATCTTCTTGACGTATTAGCATACAACACACATTACAATGCATTGATAGCAAACATGGCATTGAATGAATCGTATCTGACTACGGCTCAATTAAGATCGTCTGTTGTATCACTTGCCGAAGCTATTGGTTATATGCCAGCATCAAAGACTGCATCTACAGCAACAGTAAATCTGTCAGTCAATACAGGTAATCTTGCCGGTAGACCATCTATTTTATCATTGCCTCGAGGTACTCAATTCAATACAACGGTTGATGATGTAGCATATACCTTTGAAACACTAGGTACAGTAACTGCTACAGATAATGGATTTGGTTTATATGTATTCAAAGATAATTTAGGTAGAGAAGAAATTACAATAAAAGAAGGTGCGAATATACGTAAAACCTTTATTGTTAGCGAAAACTCTATTGATTCTGTATATATTATACCTGATAAAGATATTGACACTACTACAGCATTTGTAAGTGTATTCCTCGATTTAAACACAACTGTCTTCAATACATTTACAGACTTAAAACAAGCTGATACTATTGACGACCAGTCTAGATTATATATTTTAAGAGAGACACCTAATGGATTTTATGAATTATCATTCGGTGATGGATTTACATTAGGTAAATCGCCTGAAGCTGGCCAGAAAATAGTCGTAGAATATCTTTCTACAAGTGGTCCTGAAGCTAATGGAGCTATAACGTTTACACCTACATCACAAATTAATGTGGCTACTGGAGCTGGTACTAATTCTTTTAATATAACTACGACTACAGTTACTAAATCAGTCTCAGGATCCAATGCAGAATCTATAGATTCTATTAAGAAAAATGCACCGTTCTCCTATGCATCTCAAAACCGTATGGTTACATCATCTGATTATGCTACATTGATAAAGCGTAATTTTGGTTATTTAATTAAGGACATACAAGCATATGGTGGTGAAGACGCTGTCCGCAAAGAATACGGTGTAGTTTTTATATCAATAGTTTTTAAAGATGATGTAACTCAAGCAACCATAGATGAAACAAAAGGCGATATTCTTGCATTAGGTAAGCAGCTACAGGTTATTACATTTGATATTAAGTTCCAAGATCCGGATATTACATTCCTTGAAACAGAAGTACGCTTTCAGTTTAATCCTAAGTTTACATCATCATCAGTCCAAGAGATTCAAAGTAGAGTTGACGATGTAGTTACAGGTTATTTTACTGATAATACAGGTCGTTTCGACCAATCATTCCGTAGATCAAATATGTTAGCATTAGTAGATGACGTAGATCCATCAGTATTATCGTCTCGTGCAGATTTAAAATTACAAAAAAGATTTGTGCCATTCATAGGTACTACTGAATCAGTTACTCTAAGATATGCATCACCTATTGCAGAACCAAATGATGAAAGACCAGTTGTAAAATCTGCACCGTTTTTTATAGATGGTAATAGAGTCGAAATAAGAAATAAATTAGATAGCTTTAAGCTTCAGTTATATTCAAGTGCAGATGATGCTGTATACGTGGATAATATTGGTGAATATGCCCCAGCTACTGGTATCGTAACATTGACTGGTATTAGAGTAGATAGTATTATAGGTGGAGTTAACTACATAAAAATATCAGCTAATGCAGCCAATCAATCAGTATCCTCGCCAGGTCAAAATCAAATTGTCGTATTTGATGAAGGACCATCATTCGTACAAGCAAATTTAGTTACAACGAGCTAACATGTCATTAGATAAAACATTACGCGATATTAATCGACGGGCTATATCAGTCCAAGATAAGAAGCACGTTACTGGGATCCTTCCTGAATATTTTCAGAGCGATTATCCTAAGTTTACATCTTTCCTTGAAGCGTATTATGATTATGCTGATAGTGATTTATCGCCTACAGGCCTTATCGATGAATTATTTTTAAGTCGTGATATTACACAGGTTGACATAGACTTATTATCTTTTATAGAAGATGAATTATTATTAGGTCAACAGTTTTTTGAGGGATTTAAAAATAAAAGAGAAGCCGCTGACTATTCAAGTACATTATATAAGTCAAAAGGCACTAAGTATAGTATAGAACAATTCTTTAGGGTATTCTTTAATTCATTTGTAGACGTGATTTATACGAAAGAAAACGTTTTTATTGTTGGTAGTGTACATGACTTAGAAAAAGAAAAAGAAAATCATATTGCAGGCATCACGCCGTACGCTCCTGAGATTCTAGTCTCTGCTTCACGCATAGGACCAGATGATCAAAGGTATATTACCGATGATAAGCTATATCAAAAGTATGCTTTACTTGTTAAATCTACAATACCGATAGACACATGGAGAGATGTATATAAATTATTCGTGCATCCGGCAGGTATGTATGTTGCAGGTGAAGTTCAGATTGTAAGTATTGCAGAACCAGATTATTTAATTATGCCTCCAGGTATAGCAGATTCTGCAGGTCCTATATTTACTGGCATTGCGGATGTGGCAACTATTGCATTTAATGCAACAAACCATATTGTACAAGATCTAGGGTCACGTATAGAACCATTTACATTAGCACCTGTACAACTTGGTCAATTCCCAGCAGCAATGACACTTGCTGCTTTTGATCTAAACTTCAATAACTTAGCAAATGTTCAAAACCCAGGTTCTAATACATTTGATGATGATAGCACACCAGCTGATCCTTCATACCCTAAAATGTCGAGTGATGCCGCACTTCTTATGAATTTTAGTAACGACTTCTTCTAAAACTATTATAAATAGTGATAACTTTTAAAGAGAGATAAAATGGCTAGACAAAATATTAATACTGGCGCTACCGCAAACGACGGTACAGGTGATTCATTACGTAATGCCGGTACTAAAATAAATCAAAACTTTCAAGAGATTTATGGCTATCTTGGTGATAGTAGCCAAGTATCTCCATATCTGTTTCTTGATTCTGATGGTATTCATTTTAATGGTGAAAGCGTTAATGTATTTAAAACTATTTTAGAAGTAATAGACCCTACTCAAAATAATACTATTACATTACCTGATTCAACAGGTGAGGTTGTTTTAGATACATCTGCACAAACACTGTTTAATAAGACATTAGCAGCAACTGCCTTGACTGAGCCTAAGATTAAAGATGATGATTCTAGTCATAATTATGAAATAGTACCTGGTGCATTGACTGCTAATAGACAAATTAATTTACCAAGCTTAGGTGACAGTGATACATTTGTAATGGCTAATCATGCACAGACATTAGAAAATAAAACATTAGATTCAGCAACTGTTAACTTTCCAAAAATTAATCAGATTTTAGATACTAACGGTGCAACGGTCACAAAATATGAAGCGTTTCCTAATTCAGTGAATTTTATATCACTTGGAGGAGAAGCAACAGGATATGCGCCATCAGTATATGTAGATGGAGCAGACGCTAATATTAGCTTAGCATTAGGTGGTAAGGGTGATGGGGCAGTATTATTAGATACACGTGTTGCATTAACTAGTTCGACACAAACAGCGGATGGATTTGTAGACGCTGAGTTACCATTAACCATATTTAATTCAGCAGCTCCAATAATAGGATATGTTGCAGATGGTACTGTAATAGGTGAGCTTAAATACTTTGTAAATAATGGAGCAGGTACAGTAACAATAACCCCAACTAATTTTGCCGGTGGTGCAAATACAGCTTTTACTCAGCATCAGGCCGGATTTATAATATGGACAGGAGCCAACTGGCACCTAGCATCAAAACAATAGGATAGATAAATGCCAGCAATAGTAACAGACAATTTTAAAAGACGAATTATTGATACTCTGATCAATGATATTGACAGCACAGGCGTGAGCTATCACATTGCTGTAGGTAAATCTGAACCCTACGACTCAGTTGATGCAGTTATTGATCCTATTCAAAACATTCGTGAAATACGAAATGCACAGCTTTCAATGCAATCAGTAAAAATTATCACTGATAGATCTTTTTGTATAGAAAGATACAACTGGTCACAAGGATCAGTTTATTCTGCATGGAGTGATAATATAACAGAAATACCAGACCAACCATTCTATGTGTATACCGATGAACAGTATGTTTATGTCTGTTTAGAACAGGGTAAAAATGCGGCGGGGCAAGCTGTTACTTCTACAGTCAAACCTACTGGTACGGCAGATCATCTAATGACAGCTGATGGATATACATGGAAGTTCTTATATTCAATCGGTGCTCTTCGCGAAAGTAAATTCCAAGCATCTAATTTTATACCAGTTAAGCTAGTAAATAGTGTTGATTCATCGTCATCACTTGATGATACTACACAATTTGGCATTCAAAATAATGCGATACCTGGTGCAATTGTAGGATATAGGTTAACAAACACTGGATCAGGATATACAACAGCTCCTAATGTTGTAATACAAGGAAATGGTACTGGTGCTAAGGGTACTGCATTTATTGATGGTGGTTCAGTATCTAAAATAGAAATGACTGAATCTAGTGGTACTAAAGTTTTTGGTACAGGATACGACTTTGCATCTGTACAATTAACAGGCGGTGGAGGGACAGGAGCTTTAGCAGAACCTATACTTTCATTTAAGAACGGATTCGGCGCTGATCCACGAGATGATTTAAAGTGCACATCTATTATGTTTAATGTAAAACCGTCAGGCGATGAAGATTCTGACTGGGTTGTCGATAATGATTTTAGACAGATTATGTTAGTACGTAATATTAAAGACTCAGCAAACGGCACTATATACACCGGTAATACTGGTAATGCTCTTAAGATGATGAACATTTCAAGTATTAATGCTGGCTTTACAAGAGACCAAACAATAGAAGGTCAAACATCAGGTGCTAAAGCAGTTGTTGATACACTCGATGCAAACTCAATTTTTTATCACCAGAACGAAAATACAGGATTTCTTTCTTTCCAAGACGGAGAAATCATTAACGAACAAAACGCTGCTGGTGAAGCAACAATCGATAGTGCGATTGTACCTGCTGCTAGAGACGTAGATCCAGCTACAGGCCAAATTCTCTATATAGATAATAGAGCAGCTGTAACAAGATCCGACGATGCTACAGAAGATATCAAAATAATCATTAGGTTATAAGGTTATAACGAATGCCCAATATATTTAACAAAAATAGTTTTGCAACGACATACAAAGATGATTGGGGTGAAAGCGCGAACTATCATCGAATTCTGTTTAATTCAGGACGGGCAGTTCAAG